TTTACTTCCTATCGCAATACTACATAGAGCAATACGCATTTACGTATGTTTCACGTGTATTCGTAAATGAGTATTTCCGTATGTATTCCAACCATGCGTCGCTTCTCGTTCTTGAAGGACTCGATCCCTAAATACCTCTCAAATCCATATGTCAATGAACTCATTGTCACCGATGAAACGGGCGAAGACTACGACGAGATCACCGCAGCCTTCTCGGATCCAAAGCTGCGCGTATACAGAAACGAACGTCGTCTTGGATCCGTCGAGAATAAGCAGCGTGCGGCTTCTTATGCAACCTGTGACTTCGTTGCTATCATTGACAGTGATAACTTCGCAGACATACAGTACTTTGCCGCATTTAGACAGTACATCGCAACGAACGCGGTTCCTCGTAACTCGCTGTTCCTACCGTGCGCGGCAAATCCGACGTTCCATTATCATTCTTACGTGGGTAAGCTTCTCACACGGGATACAATTCGACACTATTGGCCAGACATCGAGACATGTTTAAACACGATGAACCTAATTGTTCCGCGGACATTCTTGGCTACGTTCGATATCATGTCAGACAAGCCGATGTGTAATCGAGCAAGTGGCGCATGGGACGCGTTGTATTTTTCACTTTACGCGCTCTTCAACATGAAGGCTACGTTGATTGTTGTCCCTGGAATGGAGTATGAACATCGTATCCACGATGGCTCATGGTTCAAAGAGACGTATCCTAGTAGCAATGCAGTTCGGGAACTTCTCCTTCGGCGTTATTTAGCTGTTGGTTTACATCGGTTCATGAATTAAATGAACCTTTCGACATGGCAGAACTGTTACAAGGATTCAACTCAGTTCATCATTCAGGCTTCTTCGATGAATGAGGACGACGCATGGATGCCGTTTCCGATCGGGATGGGATATCACTATGTTGCACAGATGTCAAAGGGACAGCGGTTGCAACATGGTCAACACGACCAGCTGCTGCTGTGTTCGATCACTCCGACAACCGATTACAAACGCCGTGCACATGGAAAAAATAGAAGGACAATTCTGAACACTCTGTATCTGAACGCGATCAGAAACACTTTTCTGCAACCCGATATATACTTTGAGACACTGCCCTCTTACAAGTTTGTCCTGTCTCCCGAGGGGAATGGTATTGATTGCCATCGACATTACGAAGCATTGATGGCTGGTTGTATACCGATCATGGAACGTAACCCACTCGTAGAAGAAAAATACCGCGGGTGTCCGATCCTTTGGACAACCGACTACTCGGAGATTACACACGATTATCTTAACAACAAGTACGAAGAGATGAAGAGCCGCGTATACGACTTTTCACGCCTCTTTATTGGGTTCTACCCCCCTCGTGTTCAGAGTGAAATCAAACAGTGTGGTAACTACTGGATGATCAAACTCACTGGACGACCAATTTACACTTAGAAAATAGAGGGGAGTTTTATGTTCGTAAATACCCCAGGTCTTTTTGGCGTTGGTTGTATTTTAAACAGAGTGATCGCATCGTCATGCCCAGGTGCGTTGAAGTTGGCAGATTGAAAGAAGGAAGGAATGCAGTTCGCGAGGATGCGAAATTTAGGCTGTATCCTTGATATTGCAATGTCCGTGTGACCAACAGCTTTCTTCATTGCTTCGATAACTGCTAGTTTGTACGTCAGTGATATATACATGATCGCGTGGGTACCCAACATGTTGAGTACTCGAACCTGTGTGTTCGAATATGGAACCGTTACAGATTCTCCTAGATTTACATCCAGTGTCGGGTGACTCGCGCACCTGCTCAGTCCAAAATAGATTGCGTCTGCGCCATGAACATAGTCAAAGTCGGAAATTCCGGTAAATTCTACATCATCCTCGAGTAGGATGAAAGGTACATTCAAGTATTTCGTAAGTATATCAATGTTCGCATTCGCCAGACACCTTGGGTATCCATCTGTTCCAGACTTGTAATGCTCTATGTCCTTGAATCCAAGATCATTGAGCATGGTATCCATATGGACTTTCCGCGCATGGTACTTTTCATTGTGATCGGGGCAGATGTAGACTACCTTGAAGTCTTGAATTCGCATTACTTACATAGCCATATTTTTGAGCAGGATGTCTCCCCCGAAGTCATGAATGACACTCCATTTGGGACCGAACAATGCGATAAGCTGATCACGGTTCAGCTGTCCTTCGTATAGGTTTGTGCCGTATTCTGTATATACAAATCGTGTACGGGTTAATGTATCTTTTGCACCCGAGAATACGAGGTCTTCTGCCCCCTGTACATCCGCCCATATGAAGTCTATTACAGCCCCTTGGAGAGTTTCAATGTCATCAAGTCGTCTGCACTGAACTAAAGTAAAGGTGGGAAAGGTTATCCATTTATGCTCCTCGAGGTGACCAGTTGGAACCTTTAACGACGAAGACGACGTCCAATCATTCTCGCGATGCTGTTGATCGGTGACACGATCACCAACGGAACCGGATGACATGAAGAATTGCCGAGATTCAGATTTGTTCGAAAGTGCGATCGGGTGGAACTCGCAGATTCTGTCGATCCCAGTGTCGCGGATGATTTTTATGTTGCGTGGATCGGGTTCGAATCCAACAATTCTCGCCAACGGCAGCATCTTACGGAATCTTCGCGTGTCCTCTCCAAAGTGACATCCAATCTCAACAAAGATCTTAATATTCAGGTCATAAATGAACTTATAGATATCCATGTGTTAAATGTAGGTATTATTGTCTAAATCTTGACGAAGCAGTCTTAACGCCGCTTAAATCCTATCCGTGACATTGATAACCCGGGCGGCCGATCAGTACGAAACGCTCCATGTCCTCCGATAGCTCCCTTGTCCAGGAACATCACGCATGTCTTCTCGAATATCGGTCCCTCTTGGACGGCAAATGGATAAATTAGCAGCGTGGGCGGATTCTTCCAGAAATACCAGTTCAGATGCGATTCGTCGTGCCATTCGGCCATGACGTTGTTATCCATATCCGTCTGTATCCTCTCCTTTAGCTGAGCGGTAAGCTCCATGAACTTAGAATGGGGTCCGCCGAAGAAGCCGCCGCAGTAATAGAATTCGTTCTCACCCTCTGGGATATACGCAGTACTCGTCGGATCTGTACACACTGTTCCCTTCCCGGGTATTAGTCCACCTTCTTTGGTCGCACCAATGTGTCCAGGGTGCATTGTACCCAGTAGTTTTTCGGATAGAAGACTGTGGTGCAGAGTACCTACAAACACGGAATCTACGTCGCAGTAAAAGCTGTAGTCAAGTGGTATGTCGCACATCGAAAAGTAGTGAAACCGCTTCAGGGTCACGTACGGCCACGGCTCATGGGAAATTCCAATTATATGGAAGGTAACCCCCTTGTATCGATCAGGTAGTAACGGCGGGGATGGGTCGTCGGTATATATGATAACATGACGTCTCATCGTTGGGAAGAAGTTTTTGTATACCGAATCGATCATTCTCGGAAGAAACCGAATATATTGATTTGTTGCGATCAAGTGAAGACCTACTGTTGGAAGTACAGGCTCAGGTACGATCGGACGCAGTCTACTACTCAACATTATACAAGATCAACCCAAGAATCCACAATCTTTACCGGATACGCCGAATACAGATCTGCCAACGGGTTGCGCAACACCACCGGGGTCGCTCCGCAGAAGATGGCTTCCCACACCCGATGGGTATCCATGCCGGTGCCTTCGGGACAAAGGACATACTTCGACCGGCACAAGTCATCGTAGTACTGTTCCCGCGTTCGGCCACCTCTCATGACCACGCGGGGATCGTCCTTGAAGGCGTTATAGCAGTCCAACCGTTTCTGAACATTTGTATTGACGGAAAAGTTCAGGTAGATCTCAATATCTCGGGGCACATCAGGACGTTTGAAATTGGCCACAAAGTCCAGTGCTGCGTCCGGGAACCCAAGGGGGATCGTGGTCAGCTTCGGGTGCTTCACGGTGGTATTGACGGCGTAGATATGAATTGCGTGGGGAAGCAGCGCCGCCAACTTTCCTTCATCAAACGGCTGATCCGAGTTGTGGATCACATATAGATGCCGTACCCTGTAGATTGAGAGTGAACGTACAAACGAGTAGACCAGGCCGCCGTTAACGAATACGCGATCACCTGTGTTCGCATCTTTGGATGAATATGTTCGCTGCTCGGGGTACCTCGGATCCACAATCCATCTACATGTCGATGCGAACGCTTTACCCGACAACATTACTGTTCCTCAAGATAAGATGAACGTATTCTCGTTCTGCTTATATGGAGGATATAACGACCGGTATTATCCGGGGATGATTGAGAACATTCAATTGATTCACAGGTACTTTCCAGGCTGGTTTGTCTTTGTATATACAGGATCCGATGTGACGGCTGACATGATGGCCAAACTTCGAGATGCACCGTACGTAGTTGTCAAGCCAACGGGAAAGACCGGAATTGAGAACATGATTGACCGGTTCACTGCGATCGACGAGCCGGGAGTGGATGTTATGTTCGTACGCGATGCAGATTCGCGCGTTCATTCACGTGATCGATGGGCGATTGTGGATTTCATGAATTCACCTGGGTTTATTGCCCATACGATCCGGGATCACAAGGAGCATTCGGCTTCGTTGATGGGGGGACTGTGGGCTCTGCGCAAGACTGCGGGTATCAATATTCGTGAAGAATACGACGCCTACAAGCTCAACCCTGAAGACCGCGGTATCGCGTTAGACCAGAACTTTCTGAGCGTCAAGATCTACCCGAAAGTCAAGCTCAATCTCCTGGTTCACCATGGCGGTGGACCCACAAATTGGTTCGAAACCGTGCGGAAATTCCCGAGTCCCTGGACAGACGCCATGTACTGTGGACGGGTTGAGAAGCCTGGGTTCAACGAAGATGTACCAAAGCGGCCACAACCCTTCCGCCTGAAACTTTCTAGGTGATATGTAATGGCGAAGACTATGCGTAAGATCGGCTCTCGTCGGTGCGTTTGGAACGGAACAGCCGAACACACCCCAGGTGGCTTGACCAAGAGTGATTTGATGAAGAACAAGCACGGGCGCATCGTATCCAAGAAGCGCTCGGCACACGCCACACGGCGCAAGTAGGCGCCTTCTGGGCGGCGCAAGTAGGCGCCTTCTGGGCGACGTAAGTAGACGCCTTCTGGGCGGCGCAAGTAGACGCGACACTACTTATCTTTCCGAAGCAGGAAGATTCCGATCACAACTAAGAAAAGACCCACATACTGTTCGATCCTATCCAATCGGTCGCCCAGTATGAGATATGCCGCAAGACTCTCCATGACAGTTGATGTACTGTCCCACATTCCGTTCACATAGAGGACATTACCTGTTCGGAAGCACTTGATCAAATAATAGACAATGCCAACGTATCCCACTAACCCGGTTGCCAACCACTGGGGTTTATTGGTCTCCGCATAGTAGCGAAGACTGAAATCGCCAAAGATCTCGATTGCAGACAATGTCAACACATCTGCAAAGCTCATCTTGTTATTTTAATAGGGAAACATAATGATCCGTGACGCAGTCGATGGATGGATCGCATCAGTCGATTGGAAAGTCGGTAGGTTTAATCTGCTTCCTGCTGCATTTGGAGTTGTGATGGCTATTCTCGACGTTGTGATGATGGCGTCGGGAAAGATGGTTCACACCGGTACACTTTCGTATGGATTCGCTCTGCCCCTAGCAACCGTTGCATATGCGCTGCAGCCTTATCTTTTCATCAAGGCCATGAACTATGAGTCGATGATTGTGACCAATCTGATTTGGAACCTGATGTCAGATATAGTCATTACCCTTATTGGGCTCTTTTACTTCGGGGAGACAATTGGAGGTGTTCGATGGGTTGCACTTCTCATGAGCTTGTTTGCCATTTTGCTCTTCGCTTACACGGAGAAGTAAATTTTTTAAGCGGTGTAGATAATGGATCCGGGCACGGCTGGAATACTCGTAGCGGAGGGTGCCGCACTGGCTGCGGTCTTGTCCGCATATTCCCTTGGTAGAGAACCTAGTACAGCAGCGGCTCCGACTGCGGCTCCGACTCCGGGTGCGACTGCGGCTCCGACTCCGGCTCCGACTGCGGCTCCGACTCCGGCTCCGACTCCGGGTGCGGCATCTTCGGCGGCGATTGAAGAGGCCAAAGGAGCAGTTCGTCAGGCAGAAGAAGCAGTAAAGGCAGCCGAGGAGAGGGCACAAGCAGCCGAGGCAGCGGCTGCCGCGGCGATGGCAGCCAGGGATCAAGCAGTGGCAGATGCGGTAGCAGCGGAGCAGCAGAAGGCAAGCGAAACAGCTGCTGCGGCGCCCCGGGTGTATCAGGCGGCGGTTGAAGAGGCCAAAGGAGCAGTAAAGGCAGCCGAGGAGAGGGCACAAGCAGCCGAGGCAGATGCGGCTGCGGCGGTGGCAGCCAAGGATCAAGCAGTGGCAGATGCGGCTGCGGCGGTGGCAGCCAAGGATCAAGCAGTGGCAGATGCGGTAGCAGCGGAGCAACAGAAGGCAAGTGAAGCAGCAGCTGCGGCTGTGGCAGCAGCTCCAGTGAATGAAAATCCGACGACCGGATACGAACCACCTGCTTCGCCGCTGCCTCGAATCAGTTCTGCAAGTTCTGTGGCCTCAAGTCTTTATAGTGCGGGACTGACTGACGCTGGTCGTGGATTTCCCCTCCCAGGTGTACCCCAGCGTAGTGCGCTAAGCGACGCAGTGGATGCACTGAGAGTCAAGGTAGCAGCCATAAAAGAGAAAGTCTCGGCGGCACATGCAAATGGATGGAAAACCAGAAGGATGAACGAAGCCATCACCGAGGCCGCCGCTGTCGCTGCTAAGCAGACTGCAGAAGAAAAACGTCAAAAGATGATTGCAGAACGTGCGGAACGTGCGGCCAAAAATTCGGCGAGTGTGCGGAACGCCGCCCCAGTAGAAACATCTGACCAGCGTCAGGCCGCCGTGCCAGTCCGAGCTGCGTTACTGGATGCTGACCACACGGTCGAGTTAGCTATGGCTGCTAGACGCTCCTCGGTGGCCGATCCTCGTACAGTCGAACTTGAATCCCAATTGGCTGCACTCCTGGATTTCCTAGCCCAAACCGAAGCCGAATTTGCAGTCCCGGGAGAACCTGTCTCGAGGGCGGCGCCCAGACCAGGGTGGAGGGGCGGTCGTCGCACCTCCCACCGCCGCCACAAGAACAAGAAGACGCGTAAATCGACTTTCAGGAGAAATCGGAAGCATTGATAAATGTCTGACGATCTTGTCATTGCCAAGACGGTTCAGACTGCCCCCATCCGTATCCTCGCCGAGGGGTTGAAGTCCATGCTGGTTGAGATGAGCCTGGTCTTTGATAAGGATGGCATTCGCATGATTGCCATGGACAACACTCGCACGGTACTGACGCATATGCGTCTCCATGCGTCCAAGTTTGAAGAGTACCAGTATAACCACACTGCTCCTAAGCTTGATGTGGGTCTGAACACCGACCACTTTTACCGCATCGTCAAGACGGTGACGAACGACGATACCATCACCTTCTCGGTGTCCAAGTCGGAGTCCAATCACCTGTGCATCACGCTGGAGAACGGCGAGAAGAAGCGCCGTATCCGCAACAAGCTGAACCTTCTCGACCGCGACGAGTCCGACATCAATATGCCCGAGACGGAGTTCGCCACGCGCATCACCATGCCGAGCATGGACTTCCAGAAGATCTGCCGTGACATGACTTTGCTGTCGGCCAAGACGGTGGATGTCAAGAACGTAGGCGGAACACTGACCTTCACCTGCAAGGGTCCCTTTGCATCTCAGACGGTCACGATGGGTGACTCGACGTCTGACATGGCGATTACCAAGTCCAAGCCGGATGAGATTGTATCTGGCACGTTCTCCCTTCCGCACCTGGTGCTGTTCACCAAGTGCTCGAACCTGTCGAACAACCTGGAGATTCACATGAAAAATGATTGGTTCATCATGATTCGCTATGTCATTGCGAATCTGGGCGATATCAAGCTGTGTCTGATGCCGTGTTCTTCCTAGACATAGAATAATGAAGACACGCAGGACTGTAAAACGGAAAGGGACAAAACGACGCATGGGTGGGGGCAAGATGGATTGGTATAAGATTCCCGAAGTTCCCATCACAGAGTTCGCCAAGTGCATCAAGTCGTTCTACGCTGTTCTCGAAGGAGAAAACGTCGGAAAGGGTGGAGATGACGTGTTCCTTCGGACAATTCTTGTGTCCCATGGAGATCTAACGGACGAACAGTGGACGGCGTCGGAAAAGGCTCGTCGGTACACGAAATCACTCGAGGGGAAGATGGGCGACTTTCACGAGGAGTTAGCTGGTAAGCTCCCGGGGTGGAAAACACTCAAGATCGGCGACCCGTCTGGATGCGATGTCATGAAAGCGGACGGAACCGAGTACCAAGAATGGAAGAACCGCGACAATACGATGAACAGTTCGTCGGGGTCTGCGGTTATCGGGAAACTGCAGAAGTTGATCACCGAAGGTAAAAAGGCTGTTCTCGTAGAGGTCAATTGTCCAAGCGGCAAGGTCTGTCGTTTCGGTGCGCCACCCGATATTGAAGTATTAAACGGACAACAGGCATATGCACGTAACTCTGGACGTGAGTCATTCTTTGATGATCTGAAGCTTACATTGGCATATGTGTTCAAGACATTTAAGACATTCAAGGCTCTTGAGCAAGGAATCGCACAAGCTGCTCCCCAACCGCCTTTGCCAGTTTAACCGGAACTGCATTGCCAATCTGCTTGTACTGCGCACCCATGCCACCGCTGAACACATACGAATCCGGAAAGGTCTGAATCCTCGCGTACTCACGAACTGTGAGTGGACGAGTTTCCAGCGGATGACAACGCTCTGTCTGCTTCTGTGCAGGGGACGTCGTGAGAGTCAGCGATGGCTCATTCATCGCCAGTCGACGGGCAATTCCTCTTTTTCCACCTCCAGCCGCCATACTGGCGGCTCCCATGTAGGATGCCTGAATATCGGACGGGAGGTTCACCCAGCACCCGCCCTGGGGCACGAGATCCATTACTGCACGTTTGGCAGGAGGGTAGGATGCCCCCAGACTCGCAGGAACGTCGACCAAGACATCCCGGAGAACAACGGGGGTGGGGTGAGGTGCAGGGTACTCAAACACGGCGTCAATGTCCGACCGCACACCAATAATGAACACTCGCTCACGCTTCTGGGGGACACTGTAATCCTTTGCGTTCAGTACCTTGTATTGGACACGGTACCGACCCCCGTTCTCAAACAGCTCAATAACACCCTTCAGTGTCTCCCCATGGTTGTGACTCAGCAGCCCCTTGACATTCTCAATCATCAGAACCTTGGGGTTGCACTCGAGAACAAGACGATTGAAGTCGACAATCAGGTGTCCGCGAGGATCCTCAAGGCCTCTACGCTCTCCGGCCTGTGAGAATGCCTGGCAGGGGACGCCTCCCGCTAGAACATCCACTTGTCCCGCAAACTCCGTCAGCGTCAACTGCTGCATGTCTCTAGTCTCGATCCGCACCCCGGGGTGGTTGGCCGCGAGTGTAGCTGAGAATGTCTTGTCGATCTCATTAAGAAGGAGAGGCGTGAACCCAGCCTCCATGAATCCAGTGCTGAGTCCACCACATCCGGAACAAACCTCGATAAAGGTGGGCATATTACCTTACTTGGTATCTCCTCTTTAAGATTCGTTTTGTATTCGACCGTCTGCGACGACGTGTCTTGCGGCGACCGCCCGTTACCGACTCGTCGTCTTCGTCAAATGCACTCAGGTCTTCACCGGGCTCCCCACCACCCTTTGGTTTCGGCCATTTTCCTTGTTTTGCTAGTAATTCTTGAGCAGCCGCCGCGATATCTGCGTCCGTCAGCGCGGAATCGGGAACCTTCATGAACGGTTTCAACCCGGCTGCACCAGATGCAGCCAGTGCTGCTCGTGCTTTGGTTGACGAGTACGACACAGCCCCCGCGGGTTTTTCACGTATCGTTATCATCATCTTCGGCCGGTCGTTTACTTTGATTTCACTCCACATTGGTGCGGTATTAGGGTCAAAGTCTTTCGCACGGTCTTGCCCTATAACCAGTGTTATGTCAGTGAAGCCCCTTTTGTCGCGAAGGTATTTCCACCCAGCATAAGGACCACCACATGCTACCCCACCACAATCCGCCTTCGTATCCACAAGAGTGAGGTTCGACGGGAAGTCTCCTTTTCGTGTGAGCATTTTGGTCAACAGACTCTTCTTTGTCGCGGATGGAAGTAGGCTGTCTACTGCCGATGAAATGAATACAAAGCATTTCTTTCCCGATGTGAGCATCTCGTCGATCATCTCGACATGTCCCAACGTCGGAGGTTGAAAACGACCCACGGTGTATGCAACTGCCATTGTTAATCCCATTGAAAAAGGTAATGGATCAGGATACAGCTACCCTTATTGTCGTCTTGTCGACCACGATTCTCCACGTGTGGATTATTTACGCCTCGTACTGGTGGTTGGTTGAATGCAGCTAAACTACTTCGGCCTCAGATTGTGCGCCTTGTAGGCAATGTCATCGCTCAGCTTCATCTTCAGACTCGGGCTGAACAACTTGCGGTCGCACACCGCAGTTGTTGAGTTCCACACCTTGACGATGTGAAACTGCCCCTTCGGAGACACTGTGACACCGACGATCGAGTCATTGTGGCTCTTGAGGAATGAATTCGCTAAGCAGTGAACCATGCAATCGATGAAGACCGTGTGCGTATCTCCCGCATCGACCTTCTTCGACCATGCGCCACCCTTGTCGTTCTCCGGTGCATCCCAGAGTGGGCGCACCCCTTCCTTCATGAAGAAGAACATGCCAGATTCCCATACATCCTTGGGGATACCATCCACAAGGCTCCAAAACTCGAGAGGGGTTTCCACATCGTAAATGCGGATGTAGGAGGCGAGGCTGTAGTCGTTGTTCGCGGGGTCGTGATACCAGAGTGTCCACTTCATTTTGTCCACTCTACTCCTTGTTGAGAGCAAAGTAATCCGTTTTCCAGAAAACCAATCCTCGGCCATCAAACAAGGAAAGAGCCGCGTCACCATGGATGTTTCATCGATCTACGCTCTCCGCCCTTCTGTTAAGCAGCCCCTCCCCGACAGTGTAGTGGAGATCTTCTCCAAGCTACGCACATCCTTCCGCCCCGTCTTTCGTCGCCCGGTTCGTCGTGAGCCAATTGTGGAAGTGGCAAACTGGCGTCAGAATGTTCTCGTTGAAACCTTTCGCAAGGTGCGCGAGAAGGATGACCCCGACTACGACGAGATCAACGCGGCTATCAACAAGTTGTCCAAGCCTACCTACTCAAAGCTAACGGATCTGATCAAGGCCAAGATCGCAGGTCGAGATGCAATGTTCCGGTTGCGGGTCACGACACTGTTGTTTGACCGTGGAATCCGCCAGAACTTCTATGCGAGTATGTTGGCGGATCTCTACTCGGATATCGTGAAGCTCAGCGAGGATGCCCGTGCAGACCTCATGACCCAGGTGTCGATGTTTGATTCACTCTACGACACATCCGCCGTGACGATTGTGCCGTCGTCGTCTGATGCAGGTTTTGACGATGCATTGATCGCGTGGACGAAGCAGAAGGAGACCAAGCGTGGCTTCGCGGTCTACACCTCGGAGCTCTATTCCCGGGGTCTGATTCCAGAGTCAACCATGACGGTGTTCGTGGTTACTGTGGTCGATGACCTGCGAGAGTCGATCACACACAAGAGGACACCCCCCGTCGAGGAGCATGTCGATCACTTGGTTCGATTCTTGGTTGCCGTCGCGCCCAAGGTCAGAGAGGTCAAACCCAAGGTGACTGAGATTCTTGCGATTCCCCGCACGGATACACCGTCTCTCACCATGAAGTCTCGCTTCAAGCTCGAAGATGTCGCCGCACGTTAAAATAAACGCAAACACAACCTACACTTCTCACAAATGAGCGTCCCTTCAGCGACAGTCATGGCACATGTAGCCAAGTTGGCGATCGAGCATGATAAGCCGATCTACCTTGATTATTTTTCTGATTCCTTGTCCAAGGCCTGTTGCATCGGCGTTACGAACGAGAGCAAGTGCCTGGTCAAGTCGGATACGGAGTATACATCGCCGATCGAGTCCATCATGCGCCTCAAGGAGGAGAAGATGTACATCATCATGACGGAGAACAGTCTCTACGTGGTCTCTGCTGACATCCCGGTGAAGCGCATCGTTCAGCCGTCTACGGAGACTTCGACGATGTAAAGTAATGACGTCGTTTCCACCTCCTCATCGAATTCTTTATGAAGCACTCAATGACAGATCATCACGCGACGAATGGCGTCGCTACGTGAATGCAAATAAACACCGATGCGACTTTGAAGAGGTAGATGCCGCACAGATGAACTCCATTGATGATTTTGCACCATGGGTGGCTCAATGGATGTCATTCACTCCCTCTCAGGCACACATTCGCATCCGTGTATTGGTCGTGTGGCATGCTCACTTTTTGACCGCGGCATGTCAGCAGATGCTACGTAGATCCCTAGAACAGCGATCATTTCGGTGCCGCATATGGTTCCACATTGAAGAGCCAACCCTGCAACCTGCGATCGTATCCAGGTGCATTGTAACCAAAATGCCAGTGTATACGCACATTCCCGAGGTACGTGGTGAGTTTTCAACTCAGTTGTGGGACGATCCTCATGCGTATGAAAAAGGAATCTTGGGTGACGAAGCATAAGTAAGTCATGCGCGTGTTTACAGATGGAGCTTGTTCTGGTAATGGACGGAAGGATGCGAAGGCGGGGTATGCAGCTTGGTTTCCCGAGCACCCCGATTGGTCAGTAGCAGCCCGTATTCCCGATACCGAGCCCCAGACGAACCAGCGGTCTGAGTTGTCGGCCATCTTTCACGCAGTATCCGTCCTCGATACAAAGGGCGCCTTCAACGAAGACTTGGTCATCTATACGGATTCTGAATATTCGATCAAGTGTCTGACAGAGTGGATGCCGGGCTGGGTATCCCGAGGATGGAAGACGACCATGGGAAAGGATGTCCTTCACCGTGATCTAATTGAGGGGATTGCGAGTCGGCTGAGCAAGTTCAAACATCGGTTTCACCATGTTCGAGCCCATACGGGCGGCGCAGATGATCTGTCGAAGCAGAATGATATCGTGGATCGAATGGCTCGTGAGAGCGTAGAAGGAAAGGTAATTGAACTTCCAGGTGCTCGTCCAACCGACGAACTGTTTCCAGGATGCCCGATCTCTCTGCTCGGTGCAGCCGTGCCGTCGGCCGCCGTAGTTGGTTGGGTTCGCAGCAACTTGGCAACTCTTGATCAAGACATTGTCGACAAGCATCTGATGAAGGCATTTGCCGAGATGTGCAAGTTGCGGAATGTCACGCTTACCAAATCCACGGTTCAGCGACAGCCGATGCTTCGTGCTGAGCTGACCACGGTTCACATTGAAAAGACAGAGTAGCTTACGAGTTTCTTGCGCTATAGAACAAAGATGACCGCCCTCCCCGACCGTATTGCTTACCACTTTTGGTCTCCGACGTGCGGTCCCTGCCAGTATATCAAGCCGGTCATTGCCGACTTGATCGAGGATTTTCCGAGCATCTACTTTATCGGTGTCAATACGAAGGATGACCCGCAGGGTATCGCTGCGAAGTTTTCCGTTCAGTTTGTTCCTACGTTCATCATTCTGAAGGCGGGGGTTGAGATCGGCCGCTACACCGGATCGGAACCCGCCATGTTTTTCACCCTCTGTCGGAAGTTGATGAATGCTTAACGAGGGCACGGTGTCGGTGCTGATGCGGGACCACCTGCTGTTGGGGTATTGGCACCAAGGGCACCGGTTCCAAGGGCACCTGTTCCTGCGCGTCCGACTCCGGCTGCACCACCAGCAGCACCAGATGTCTTGCTTCCGGGAATAGCACTTGACGGAAGGAACCCCGGTGCGGCTGCAGTCACGAGCCCAAAGAAACAGCCACCAATCAGTATACCGAGCATCCCCGAGAATGCCGCCTTGTCCGATCCACCCGTAATCGCAAAGGCCTGTCCGCCAAACAGCAGAGCGGCGGCGACGATCGCACCTGCGGCGTCTAACATGCTGAGGTTGGTGATCAAATCGAAGATGTAATACGACAGTATACTCGCAGTGACGATAAGCGTCTCGGGCGTTCCGCTGTTCATCGGATCCTGCATGGCCAACATTTTCAGGCCATCGTATTCACCTGGTTCCGCGCCACCGCGCGTGGCGCGCATTTGTGCCTTGATCGCTCCGAACAAGTTCCCTATCGCTGTACTGATCAAGGGACCAATAAATGTCGAGATCAAACCCACTGCCGTGCCTGTCCAGTATACACCTTCATAGGTAAATGCGTCTGCCAAGATACCGAAAAGCATTAGGAAATGAGGAACGAACCGAAGCAGCTGCACTGCCCAGCTAGGTGCATTCGGAGCAGCACCGGCTCCAGCCGGTTTCAATACAAACAGTGCAACGACCAGCCCAATTAACGCACTACTTGCGGCCAGGATCAATCCCTGCCACCAGTTGAGCAGTCCGCGTGGTTCAGGAGTCGTCATCTTGTTCTCTTTCGCAGACTTGTTTTGTCCATACTAGAACAATGGGCACAGGCGGTAGTACGCAACGGTGTACCAAGAAAGACGTGATTGATCCTAAACCCGCAGTACCGCTTAGCACGGGTATAACCATTGCCGGATCAACACAGTGTACGAGCTGCAATCTGACAGTGTCTTCGTCCGCATCGTCCTCCGTTGTAACTCTGGCACGGGACAAACATACTCTACTCATTCAACCTGCAGTTCCATTGTCCGTCAACTTCAATGGGGTCACTGCGGTGTTCAATGAAGTGAGGTTATATGCACCTGCCCCAACTGCAGTTGAACATGCCAATGCAGACGCTGTTCTTCACTGTGTATCCGATGTACTCTGGATGTTGATTCCACTGAAGGCTGCGGATACTGGTCCAAATGTTACATTTCTCACATCCATCGTCAATGTTCTCGATCCTGCTACGTCGCAGGGGTTGGGAATAGTGGATCCAACCACGAAAACATACGGTACAACCACGGCAGCCCCGGGTCAAGACTGGTCGATTTCCTCGCTTGTCGACGGTGCGACAGATCCGTACTTTACGTGGGTCAATGGAAACCTTGAGCAATACACGATATCGGACTCTGAATGCGAACGTCACCTGGGTTGGAAATCGAGTGCGGGTCCCCAAGTTATCTACTTCCAGAATTCAGTCAATGTCGCATCGGGGGATATTGCGAAGTTGCGTGAGACCATCGGGACTGTCCTTCCTGCAGATGTCGGATTGACCATCAGCAATACGATGTACTCTCCCGGACAGAGAAATTGCCCGACTCCGCTTCCGAAACTCAAGCTTCCGACGTTCAAGCCCGATGCCGCATGGGTCGATTTCGCGATATATTTCGGCGTCCTGTTGATCGCGTTCTTCGCCGTGGTGGCTGCAGTGTCCTTGGCATCCATGCAAAATGGACCAATTCAATACATCTCCCGAGGATTCTGGAAAGTGCTAGGAAGCCCGTTACCGACTGTACGGAAACTCAGCCCACCTGCTGCTCCCGCCGCTCCCGCTGCCATGGCACTGTCTGTCAATCTACCCAAGGGCTTAAAGGGTTTAGGAAAAGGAATGTAGCCAGACACAGGTAACTCAACACCAAGATGGTTCTTGCCCTGTTCATTTCGACATCCGGCACACTCACCGAAACGCCCCTTCCCGCAAAGACATCCGATGTTCTCGAATGGCTTCGCAAGAAGACCAAGCAGCCGACCATGCAGTTTCAAGGCAAGATGATCCACGAGGAGGATGTCTATGCGGTCTTTGGCGTCTCCTGTGAGGAGGACGAGGAGAATGCAAACCAGCACATGCTGCCTTCGCCATTCAATGATGACATGTTCTCAGGTACACTTGTGATCATGAAGTCCGTCAATGCGAACGCAGATGATTATGATGCCCATGCAAACCAATACAAAGACTTGCGGTCTGCGGAGTACGATGAGTTCTATCAGTCGTCAACCTTCCAGGACGATGAGGAAGCCGAAGAGGAAAATGACGAAGACGATGCAGGGGAAGCGGTTGTCGAAGAGGAGGATGACGACGTCCCCGAGACAGACCGTGAGCTACAGCCGGTTCACACGGTTCACGCATCCAATGTCTTTGTCGAGCATCCTCTTCGCAACCGCGTCCGAGACAAGTTTGACTCGAATGAGGTGGAGACTGCCATTCTCAAGAAGTGTGTTGCAGATGCACGAGAGTGGTTCATTGATCAGTCGTGGGACAATCCGGTGTTCCTCAATCTCTATCGCAACCGAGCCATTGACCTGTACAGATATCGTCACTTGATGTCCACCATGACGGTTGACGCATTTGTCAATTCCACGCCATTGGTTCAGAATCCAGAGCGATGGGCTGAGATTGTTCAGACAACGAGCGAGAAGGAGAAGGCTACGCATTCCAAGAAGCAGACCGCGAGTATCTTCCTTGACTGTCGCCGCTGCCGCAAGAAGACTCGCTGCGATTACTACCAGATGCAGACGAGGTCTGCGGATGAGCCCATGACAACCTTCGTGACGTGTCTCGAATGCGATTTACGGTGGCGTTTCTAAAAATGAACATACTCAAACTAAACAATTAAGCATGATGATATTTGGGAGATTCGATCGAGACGAAATGCAGGTGAGAAGCTTCTATCGATCGCTAAATCATTTAACGTCAGAGAGAATAGCGTTTCTAGGATATGCGCCAGGCTAACCTGGCGGCACGTTCTTTGAGCTTTCAGAAAAACAACGACATTGAAACAATGGCTGAGGAAATCAAGGAAACTCTTCGCGAGTGGATCGCAGCAGATGATGAGATTCGCGCCCTTCAGGCTCAGATCAAGACCATCCGTGACCGCAAAAACACACTGGGTAGCACGGTACTCAACTACATGAAGCAAAATGAGCTGGGCAATTTTGTTCTTGACGGGTCGCTTGGTACAATCGCACGGTCGGAGCGCACATCTCGACCGCCTCTCAAGCGGTCGACGCTGAGGCAGCAGCTGTTTCTGCAGTTTGCTGATCAGCCTGAGAGGGTTGCGGAGGCTCTTCGCGCGATCGAGGGAATCCATGAGGGGGATGATATGTCTGTTGGCGGGACGAAGAGGGACGTGCTATCTCGTCGTTTGCCCCGCAGTCAGAACATCTCGTTAAATTGAAAATGGATTGGCACTGGACAATCGTCGCAGCTGTCCTGATCACGTATGTTCACACATTCAACCACCTGGCTGAGCGGTCGCTGGACGGACGTGTGGTTTCCTGGATGGATCTTCTGCGCGTGACTACCAGTAGTATGAACCGGGAACAGTGGCTTTCCGCTGTTCAGGGCTGATCTTGACCTTGCGGGGCTTGGCCTTGGGCGAAACATGTGCGGAGCAAATCGCGACCCAACTATCGCGGTTCTCCTCGGGTGTGCTTCCCTTGATGAAGCCCCTGGAGTGGAGATGGATGAAACACCAGCGATGGTCATCGCCAGAGATGCTGGACTCGGAGGGCAGGACGGCGTGTTGGCAGTAGGGGCAGAACATTTTGGCAGTTGATGGTTGAGGGGGCTCAGCCATTTGCTTGTCTTTAGACAATTCGTTTTCACGTCGCCCGGCTCCTCCGCACGTCGCCCGGCTCCTCCGCACGTCTTCACACCCCAAATCTCCGTTTGAAGTCCGTTACACTCGCATTCAGACTAGGTTTGTTCCACAGAATCCAACGACTCAACGCACCCGGTGTGTCAGGACGCGACCAGTGTTCGCCCATCCCCGAGTGACGTTTGATGTATCGCGCCCGTCGCGTCTTATCCTTGTGTTTCGTATAATCCGACATTCCTCTCGCACCAAACGGGACTACCCTTGTCTTGCCATTCGGCAATTCAAAAATAGCATCCCACTTCTTCGCAGGATTGTGTGACCGACGAAGGGTCTTGAGTTTCATTATTAATAGGTGAGATTACAACGCATCCACCCACGCCTCCCACTGGTCTCGCGGAACGTCGAACTCCTTGAAGGCTGCCAGAGCGTGGGCAGTCTGCAGAATGATGCCACCTTCCATTCCGGCAATGACCGCCATGCGGTTCTGAAGCTTCTCAGCGGGACTCAGCTCCGGGACAAAGGCATCGTCGAAGCCACACAGCACATTGGCTAACCGTGTAATGTGTCCATCGCAACACATGCCCAGAGAATCGACCATCTCCTGCCACAGCCGAATCTCCAGTTCCCGCTTCATGGGTGACGTCTTGATCTTAGCCCACAGACCGTCAAGTGTTCGCTTGTACAGGAAATCGCCATCCTGGCGACATGTCCCTGTTCGGTACCACCGCTTCACGTCGCGGTCTACATCTCGAACCACATCCAACGAGGTCTTGATGCGCCCCAGAGATATGTGATCCATGAAACACATGTGAGACTCTGTCACTGTCTTCTGGTCTGCTGGAACGTCAGCGTTCAGCAGAATATCCAGCGATGAGTTCGTATGCTGCGTAACGACTCGCGTGTGGACGTTCTGGCCATCTCGCGCAAAGGCCTCTAGTTCACCACGGGGCGGTGGACGCTGGGCACGGGGCGGATGCCGGATACCAACATCGTCGTCAAAGATGAGCCACCCGACATGTCCCATCTCATCCATCGGAGCGTGGTCGCCCATGTGATGGTTCCACAGCTCGGGGATACGCGCCTCCCGCGCCAGGGTCAACTCGAGGTGGCGCACCAGCTCATTGCTGATGAACGGCTGTCCAACCTGCCCCCGCCAGTCTGCGACTACGATAGGCCAAGTGTCATGATTCGTGATCACCAGGTTCACCCCCCGCATGTAGAGTGCCTGGAATATCTCATTCTGCCGCCGCGCAACGAACTGAACCTCGTGGCGGCGGCAGCGGTTGAAGACCCCCTGTCGGATGCGCATACACCGGGGGTGGTGGCATCGCTGCTCAACAGGGAGGTCGGGACGCGGACGAAGTTCCTCATGCTGTGCACAATACCCATCCCGAACCGCAACTCGGGTGCAATGACGGCATCGAGGCTGCGGAGGCTGCTGTTGATCGGGTGGAAGGGCTGCGAAGAAACGAACATTGGCGGCGCGACGATGAACGCCGCAGAGATTGTGACCTCCCCAGATGGAGTTGGAGCATTGGTGTCCCGCGGCGGTGGCCGCTGTACATTGATGATGAGGCATGGTGACGCTTATCTTATCCTTGATCCAATGTATAGATCCGTTTTCAGGATGGAGCCATGTACAGGGCTGGATCGACCTCCTCTAAATTTCCATACAGGAAGGCCAAGAAATACTCCTTCCACACATGGCTGACATTCTCACGTTCGAAGATATCGATCAATGACGTACCCGGTCTGTCTCCAACTGTGACATTCATCTTCAGTCGCCCACGATCTGGCCATGTGAGTGTAATGTCATAGGAGAAATCATCCATTTCTTCGACGTCAATGTCGGGATGTTCGCCGAGCGTGTTGAGCGCATGCGTGATAGCCTGGTCAAGGGGGATCATTCTTGTGACCATATGCCCCCGACCCGAGTAAATCCGTTTTGAAAACGAAGTTAGATGTCTTACCAAAAGACCAAGAGACATGACGACTGAAATGCTTCCTTCCCAGCTCTTCGCTCCTCGTAACTCGGCCTTCTACAACAACCCATGGACAGCTGTGTCAGACCCGATCCCATTCAAGTCCACGCGCCCGGGCATTGGTGCCGGTGAGGACAAGGTGGCTGCCGAGTTTGGCACAACCGCTCAAGGACAGAACAGTGCGTGGGATCTGGTCAACTTCAACTTTGGTGGCACCCTATACCCTCGAGGTGATGTCAAGAAGCTCGACACGGACGGATCCTTCAACACAGGTAAGAATGGGCGCAAGGCCTACCGTGACTTCGAGACTAAGATCAACGATCTCTTCTCCCGCTTCCGGCGTTCTGGGCTGGAATCCCTTCGGGAGCTCGGCAATCGTGACACCGGTGAGTTGTGCGAGAGCACCCTCAAGGCGATTGTTGACAATTGCACTCGCCTGGTGACTCTGCGCCGCGATCTCGAGTCGACCCTTCCCATCGTGAAGCCCATGATCGACCCCTATAGTGGCAACGAAGTGCCCATGACAGCCCAGTCTCTCTACGCATTCTACATGCAAAATAAGATTGACCTGCCTGACATCCTCTCGCCTCACCACGAGCCCCTTCGTATGCTTGAGGTTCTAGACCACGAGTATATCCGCGACCCAACAAAGATGATGGACGACCTGACATCCTTGACAGGGGTCTTTGAGGGTGTTGTCCTTGTGTTTGTCAGCGAGACACATGGCTACCACGTGACAACAGATCCTGTGAACGCCATCCGATTCCTTCGCATCACAAAGGGGTGTCCTCGCTTCCGCGTACTGGAGCAGTAGCGAAGATCGTGCTTAGGTGCTCGGAGAACTTACAAGGGACTGCATTCCCCAACTGCTTGTACATGCTTGAGATTGAGCCACTAAAGACAAACGAGTCCGGAAATGTCTGGATCCGCGCACACTCGCGCACAGTCAACCTTCTTTTCAATGATGGGTGATTGTGGATCACCGGACCTCCACTACCACCACCACGACCTGTAATGGTAGGTGCAGGATCCTCCCACTTCAACTCCCTGTTCCCCAGGTAGCCGGTGACAGTGCACTTATGCTTCGTACCCACGTGCTGGATCTCGGGGTTGTACTCTAGAGGTAGATCTCCGATAGCGTGATGCAGAGACAGCTCGACATTGCTAGGCTCCGGCCACTTGACCTCAAATTCAATGTCATTCCGCACTCCGGCAATGATCACACGCTGCCTCTTCTGCGGGACATCGTAGTTCTTGATGTCGAACAACTTCAGCTTTACCTTGTATCCGCACTCCTCGAGATCACTTAGAATAGCCTTGACCACCTTGCCCATGTGGTTCTTCTTATCCTCCTTGGTCTCGTAGCCACCCATGTTGAGGAGACCCTTCACATTCTCAAGGAGAAAGTACGAGGGCTTCTTCAGCTTCAACAATCGAAGGATCTCTAGATAGAGCTCGTTCCGTGTGTCTGACTCGCTTCGGTAGGGATTGGCCATCGAGAAGCCCTGGCACGGGAAGCCGCCAATCAGAAGGTCGCAATCGGGAATGTCTGCGATCTCCTTGATATCCCCATGCGTAGGCTTGATCTTGAAGTTCCTTTCATATGTCGAACATGCGTCCTTGTCGAAGTCATTGACGAATACGTGGGTATATGCGGGGTTGTTATAGAAGCCGTAGTCTAGACCACCACACCCTGCAAAGAGAGAGGCGATACGTTTCATGATTGGTTACTATGCACTTGAGACATTGCAATTCGTTTTGAAAACGAAGTCTCTTCGTCTAGAGTCTTGCAGAGTCACAATGGATCCCCCGAAGACACGTAGTGAAAGCAAGAAGGACTCGCGGTCAAAGCGCGATGGAAAGGATCGTCTCGGCAGCGGAAAGGGAACCCGACAGCGAGAGGCCATCGCGGCAGCGGGTATCATGCGTCCCAAGGGAAAGTAGATTTCTGAAAACGAATTCATTGTCATTACCGAAAAGTCAATAGCCGGGCTCTCAACACATCAAGCTAAAATGTCTTCCTCCAACCTCAA